GCGATTGCGCCGGGACCGTGATGCCGCCCTGCCCGCCCACCCCTGCGCTGGTGTTGAGCGCAAACTGATTCACCCCGCCCACCTGGCCGGTACCGGTACCGCCCGCGGCAAAGCCACCGCCGGCGATGAACGGGCCAATGGTGGTGGTTGAGAGCGCGGCCGTCGCACCGGCGCTTGCGGTGTTGGTGATATAGATGACCGAGAGCTGCTGGCCGTTGATAACGCTGGTCCCGACCCCGCCCACGGTGTTGGTATAGGTGGACGTGCCCGCGACCGTCTGATAAGTCGAGAGCGCGAACAACTGCAGCGCCGCGAAGGCGATGAATTTGGAGGTCACGCCCGCTGCCCCCGCGGCAATCGCGCCAAATTGCACGCTCGCGCGGTTTAAATATTTCGGGTCGCTGAACCCGTAGGCGGTGAGCGCCACTTAAGCGAGCACCGGGCTCAAGGGCGCAATACTGTATTGCACCACCGCCTGCACTACCGCGGTCGCATCGGTGCCATTGACGAATTGCAGCGTATCGCCGGGGTTCATGTAGAGGCCGCCCTGGCCCGCCGCATTGCCGCCGGGGTAGCCTGCACTGTAAGTCGCCGTACCCCACACTTGGGAGGTGCTGGTGCCGCCGAGTGTGTTGAGCGCATAGGGCCCTGAGAAGCCGCCCGCCACACCGCCGCCGATACCGCCGACATTGACGTTGGTGCCCGTGGTCGACGTGCCGCCGATCACCGCCCAAGGGGTTGCCGCGGCGCCCAACGTCGTGGTTGCGAGCGCTACCGAGCCCGTGGCGGTGTTGGTGACAAAGAGCGCATACACGCCCGTGGCCGGACTGGTCGCAGTGCCATTGACCGTGTAGGTGCTGGTGCCTGCGGTCGTGGTGAAGAAGGTCGCGCCGTAGACGATGAGCGCAGTCCAGGCGAGGAACTTGCCCGAGGTCGAAGCGGAGCCCGCGGTATTGGCGGTAAGTGCGAGGCTCGCGCGGTTCAAATAGGTCGCATTGTCGTAGGCGTCATTGCGGGTTACGACGTTCAAGTTGCCTTGGTTTTGAGTAGCCATGATTGCTCCTTAAGCCGCGCTATCCCATTTTACGATACGAACATTTATTGGCAGAACATGAACAATGCCGAACCCTCCGAGATAGTACCAAGCGATGCCTTTGGAGCGACCGAAGTCGGTCGGGATCTTGCCGCGCATCTCCTCCGGTACCGCAATCGCCTCGGCGACCGTGTCATTCCCGAAAAAGAAGATCCAGTCAGACTGACCATTGGTCCACGGCGTTGTCGTGATGCCATCCGTGCCCAAGCCTTTCGGGATGTTGGTCTGCTCGATATAGCGCGTGTTCTCGTAGCGCCCGATCTCGCCGTTCATGATGAGATTGAAGCCGGTGTCACTGTACTGGTGAATCGTCTCCAAGGAGTTCTTGAAGGTGCGCAAGGTTGTCGGCCAAGCGATCGCGTAGTAATCATCCGCGATATAGGCCGGGATGTTGCGCTCCTTCATCGCATCGACTAAAGCCTTGGCGTGCGCGTTCGAGTAGGCGATCGAGTTCGTGCCGGTGACCGTGCCGTTGGTGTAGAGCGTCACCGCGGAGGCTGACGTGCCGCCCGTGGGGATCACCCGCAAGAGCGTCTGGTTGAACTGCCCCCACGCCATGCGATCGACCGACTTGACCGTGTCGTTTTTCAGCGCTTTTTTGATGATATCCTCGACCGGGAACTTGGACAGGTTGTCGAGTTTCCCCGAGTAAGGGATCGAGTTACCCACTTCGGTGATGGTCAGTGTGCCCTGCGCAATCGTGAAATTGGTCTCCGGCATGGTGTTGGTTTCAATCAGCACCCCGCCCGCGGTCGCGACGTCTGAGACCACATCCCACGTGAAGGTATCGCCCTTCTTCTTGCCCTGCTGGGAGATATCGTGCACGTCGGCGAATTGGCGGAACTTCACCAGCGGCTGCACGTTCATGCGCAAAACATTGGATAATTGGCGCGAGTAGAGATACCCGCCTTGACTCGAAACAGCCCAGACTTGACCCGCCATGCGTGACTCCGACCGGAGCCACGATGTTGTTTAGGCGTCCGGAGAACTATTGCCTGCGAGTGTGGACGTGGGCATTCAAGCCCCGGGCTTTGGCCATCTTCTCGATGACCTCGGTCAAGTCCTCCTCGCCCTCCGGCTCCTCCTGCTGCACTTGCCTTGCGGCGGCACTTGGCGGATTCACCAGAGATCGCTTCCGTTCCAGTTTGTCTTGAGGGCGCGACCCGAGTTTGAACTTCGCCCGGATCGGCTCACCGATGGCCTTGTAGGCTTCGGCGAGCGTGGTGGTGGGGGCTTCGGCCTTCATCTTGTTCAGACGATAGCGAAACAAATCACCCGCCTCGGGGTCGCTCAATACATCGATGTAAGCGCGCTCTAGACTTTCCAGTTCGGTCCTGAACGACAAGCGCTGATCGATCTGCCGCAAGACGTCCGGAGTCACCTCGGATGGTCTTTGGTTGATGACAGATGCCAACTTCTCAATCGCCTCTTCATCCCCCAATACTGCCGCGCGGAGGATCGCTCGCACGTCGACTCGCTCGACGTTGCCAGTCTCGTCTTTCGATAGAGCCAGCCGTGAGGCGTTTCTAACACTCTCCGCGGCGGTACGCAAGTAGTCATCTGCACTATCGACCTTTTGTGCGACCTCGCGCAATTGCTTCAGGGTTTGCCAGCGCTCCTGGCCGTTGACGATGGTGAGGTAATGCACTTCACCGTTGATGGTCTTCTGGTCAGCTAGGTCTTGGGTTACCTCGGTAGTAGTCGCATCAACGCCTTCGGTCTGCAACAGCTTGGCCGCCGCCTCATCCTCGGCGATGGCTTGGGCCTCGCGCGCCGCGGCGTCGTCTTTGAGGTCAAGCTCATCCGCGCGCCGCTCCTCGGACGCATCGGCGATGGCTTCCATTTGCGCCAGGCGGTTGGTGTTGCGCGATTGGTTGGCCTCGCGCGCACGGGCGACCGCTTCGTCGTGGGCTTTTTTCTCTTCGGCGTTCATGCATCGCTCCTAGTAGGTCGGCGGCTCGGGCACATATTCCAGATCATCACGCTCTTTGAAGCCCTCGAACTTGTCTTTGCCGGGGCTCGCCAAGATCGGCTTGCGACGGCGCTTGTCCTGCATCTCGTCCGCAATCGGCGCGGCGGGATCGTCGTTACTGCTCACGCAGTTGCGCCTGTGCCTGCTCACCCATCTGGATGGCATCGCGCAGCCAGCTCAAGATCGAATCGGACACCTTGACGCGGTTTTGAGTCGCGCGGATGAGTTCGGTGGCAGTCGGGTCGACTACGAGCAGCTCCTTGATCGCCGCTTCCGCCTGCTCGTTGGCGCGCTCGACCAAGTACTGGCCGATATCGGAACTCAAGAACTGCTCGACCTGTTTGCCGAACATCGCGGCGCGCACCGTGGGGTCTTGCGGGTCAAGCGGCATCGGGCTTTTTCTCTTGTTGTTGCGCGGCCATCGCCTGTTCGTTCTCCATGCCCATGTCGCGATCCTCCACCGCCCCTTCCCGCTCGATGCCGCCCTTCTCCAAGTCCATGAAGTGCTGCGTCAACATCTGCCGGCTCTCGCTCTGATGCTTTTTGTCCTGCAGCGCCAATTTCACGGCGTTCGATTCGTGCGTGGTCTTGAGCTTCACCACATTCGCCTCGTGCTTGTTGGCCTTGTCGATCATGAGCTTCTGCAGCTTCATGGTGAGGGCCTGGATCTGCTGCTGCGCCTTCTGTAGCGCCGGGTCGGAACCGTCGATCTGGAAGCGATTACCGTCCTGATACCCCGACAGGCCCGCCATTTCCTTCCACACCTCTTTGAGATCGAGGCCGGGCGGCGGACGTACCGAGATCTTGGCGAATTCCGCCACCGCATACACGAACTTCTGCAGCTTGGCGGTGGGGTCGGTCGCACCCATGCCGACATTCACCGTCACGTTGAGTTCACGATCGAGAATCGCATCGGTCACCTGCTGCACGCCGTATTTCTCGAATACCTTCGCCTTCTCACCGGCCAGAGCAATGATGACCGTATCCGATTCGTAGTGCTGTTCGAGCATCACCAATTGGCGCAGCACCGGCTGCACGAAGGTTTCCGTGAACGTCTTCAGCATGTATTCGGTCAGCAAGTTCGCCGGCCCCTGCAGCATCTGCATGGTGTTGGTCGACTCGCGCCCTGAGCGCGTCGCGGTCACTTGCATGGGGTTGAAGTTACCGACTAGGTCGGCGAAATCCCCATCGATGCGGTCCTCTTCCAAGTAGGCGCTTGAGGTGACGTCGGGCCAGGAAATTTCCTTGATATCCCCCTCAGGGTCATCTGCCAGCGTGATGCCGCCGGGGGTATTGCGTACCAGGCTCGCGAGGTCGACGTTCTTGCCGCGCTTTGCGATCCAGCGCTTGTTGAGTACGAATTTGACGTTATCCAAGCGCTGGTTCTTGACGTCATTCGCCTCATCCTGCAACGGTTTGACCAGGGTCGGGACACTCGACGGGAACGGCTTGTGGGTCTCGATCACCGCATTGCCCATCACATACGGACGCTTGCCGTGCCACACGGTGTTCTTCAGGGGCTCAGGATCGGTGAGCAGGCGCTCGCTCGCAATCGTGTAGAACTCCCAGTCCTCGCCATTGAAGCGGTGAATGTGCCGGTGCACCCACACGATGTCGTAGTCCGACACGTCGCGCTTTTGGTTGGAGGGGTCCTGGCTCACATTAATGCGCGCCTGGCGGGTCGAGTCATCCGAGGAATCCGAGCGCGCAAACACCGCGGCGGTCGAGTACTTGCGCCAGCGCTGGCCCTTGGGGTTCGGGTAATTCATCCGGTCCTGCACATCGCACCAGTACATCGGAATCAAATGGATCAGATACGGTGAGGTGTTGATCGGGTCGAGCCAATGCGCGGAGGGGTCAATACGTAGGTTCTCGATCGGGAAGAGGTCGATGACCGGTCTATCCTCCAAGGATTCGGCCATGCCGTCATCGTCGTGCCGCTCCAGGAAACGCCAGAACACATGGGCACAACACGCGCCCTGCACTTGCGCATCCTGGATCGCACCCATCACAATTTGAAACCACGGGATAGTCGTGGTGAGCCGGTACTGCAGCACTTGCTTAGTGACTTCGGCCGAGATGACTTCCTCTTTTTTCGCCTGGTTGTTGGCGGTGATGTCGAGTAAGTCAATGTTACTGAAGAACGCTGCCGCGGCTGCCGCCTCATTCTTGCGGATCACCGCGCGGGTCTTGGGACGGAACAGGTTCGAGCGCTTCTTGAACAGTTCGCCGTTGTATTTGGAGTCCGCGGGGTGCTGGTTGTTGAACGCCTTGATCGAGTTATCCCACGCTTGGCGGTAATTGCTATCGATGTAGGAGGTCGAAAACCTAAACGCATCGCGCGCGCGATTCAGCCAATTGGGTTCGGCGGGCTTGCCACGTTTACCCGCCTTATCGTCCTCGGGCGGCGAGTCACCCACTTGCATGCCGGCGCTCTCGCGTTCCTCGCCGAGCTCCTCGCCCTCGTACTCGCCCGCCTCCGGATCATTGATCGCAGGCGGCTGTGGGCGCCACGGGGTGGAGGCGCTCACGGGTGATACACCCATTCCTCGTTATCGTGATCCCAGCGCCAGCCGTGCTTCATGCGAAGTGCGCCTCTTGCTTGGGCTTCCAGTCGGCCGGCATGACGGGGTCCGAACCATCCCACGCGCCGCGCTTGTAGCCGAAGAGTTCGAGCATGGCGCCGCCCGCTTGCACGGCCGAGTGCGTGACCTCCTTGGGGTTGTCGAGCTTATCTTTGGGCATGAGGAAGCCGAAGCCCTCACGCTGCAAGCTTGCCGCCACCTCCGCATTAATGACCGCGTGGCGCACGATCATGGCGCCGCCTTGGAAGGAGACTTGCCACGGATGGTCTGGGTAATGCCGCTCGAGCGCGCGCCAGATCTCCATGGCGAGTTGCAAGTAGCTTGACTCCTCCGCATCGCCCGC